TGTTAAAGATTCCTGAACTGGCATCAGTTAAGGACATCGTTAACTCAAAAGCAAAACCAGCAGAACCAATGCCTAAACCAGTGATGGCAGGTAATGAACTGGAAGGAGATGTTGTTGCTGAAGATGAGGCTCCTGCAACTGATGAAGTTGTAGCAGAACAGGAAACTACTACAGACGAAGTAGTTGCTGAAGAGGAAACAACTGAAGAAGAAGTTGTTGCTGAAGAAGAGGACATGACTGTTGACGTTGAGCAAGACGTACAGGCACTCTTTGAAGGCGAAGAACTTTCTGAAGAGTTCCAAACTAAGGCAAGAACAATTTTTGAAGCTGCAATTAAAGAAAAAGTTTCAGAAATTAAAGAGAATTTGCAGACCGCATACGAGCAAGCACTTGTTGAAGAGGTAGCAAGCGTAAGAGGTGAGTTAACAGAAAGAGTTGACGCATATCTTGAGTACGTTGCCGATGAGTGGATTCAAGAGAATCAATTGCAAGTAGAATCAGGTCTCAAAACAGAAATGACTGAATCCTTCCTAGAAGGCATGAAGTCGTTATTTGAAGAACATTATGTATCCGTCCCTGAAGACAAATATGATGTGCTAGAAAGCATGGTAGATAAACTTGATGAAATGGAGAGTAAACTCAACGAGCAAATTGAAAGAAATGTTGCTCTAAATCAAAGACTTGCAGAGTCTACTTCTGATGTCATCTTAGCAGATGTTAGTGAAGGTCTTGCACTTTCCCAGAAGGAGAAACTCGCTTCTCTTGCCTCAAATGTTGAGTTTGAAAGTGAAACAGACTATCGTGGAAAACTAGAGAAACTAAAGGAATCTTATTTCCCAAGTAAAACTAGTGCTCCAAGTGCTCACTCAGAAACCATATCTGAGGGAACTGCTGTAGAAAGTTCTAAACAAGTTTCTTCCAGAATGGAAGCTTATATGCAAACTCTGGGTAGAGTTGCTAAAAAGTGATTTTTAAATCATAAATTCAAACTTACTTAATCAAAAGGTAAAACAAACAAATGCAAATGCCAAGCAATCAGGTTTTGCAGGAGAAGTGGGGACCCCTTCTAGAATATGAAGGTATAGACCCAATCAAAGATGCACACCGTAAGGCGGTTACTGCACAACTCCTAGAAAACCAAGAAATCGCACTCCGTGAAGAGAAGGAATTCCTTCATGAAGCTGCTCCAACTAACGCAGTTGGTAACGGAGGTTTCACCTCTTCAGGTGGTCAAACAGTAGCAGGTTTCGACCCTGTATTGATCTCCTTAATCCGTCGTGCTATGCCTAACTTGGTCGCTTATGACCTAGCAGGTGTACAACCAATGACTGGACCTACTGGACTGATCTTCGCAATGAGATCTAGATTCACTAGTCAGGACGGAACAGAAGCATTATTCAACGAACCAGAAACATCGTTCTCCTCACAGAACAACAGCAGTAACCTAACAGCAGGTATGACTGGTGGTGCGGTTGGTTTCGGTACAACTGGTGGTACTGGTTTAACAGGTGCTTCAAACCCAGCTGCTCTTAACCCAGAAGGTTCTCAGACTGCAACAACCTATCCAGTTGGACAAGGTATGCGTACTGATAACTCAGAGGCAATGGGCGACGCTGCTGCTAATGCTTTCAACGAGATGGCATTCAGCATCGAGAAAGTTACTGTGACTGCGAAGTCCAGAGCTCTCAAAGCTGAGTATTCACTAGAACTAGCTCAAGATCTTAAAGCAATCCACGGATTGAATGCTGAAGCAGAACTTGCAAACATTCTTTCAACAGAGATTCTTGCAGAGATCAACAGAGAAGTTATCAGAACAATCTATAAGGTTGCTGAGTCTGGTGCACAAACAAACGTTGCAACAGCAGGTGCTTTCGACTTAGACACAGATTCCAACGGAAGATGGTCAGTTGAGAAGTTCAAAGGTTTGATCTTCCAAATCGAAAGAGATGCTAACGCAATCGCACAAAGAACTCGTCGTGGAAAGGGTAACATGATCCTATGTTCCGCAGACGTTGCTTCAGCATTAACAATGGCTGGTGTACTTGATTACACTCCTGCACTTAATGCAAACTTAAACGTAGATGATACAGGAAATACATTTGCTGGTGTTCTTGCTGGTAAGTTCCGTGTATACATTGATCCATTTGCTGCTAACTTAGCTGCTGATCAGTACTACGTTGCAGGTTACAAAGGAACATCTCCTTACGACGCTGGACTGTTCTACTGCCCATATGTACCATTACAGATGGTAAGAGCAGTTGGTCAGGACACATTCCAACCAAAAATCGGGTTTAAGACTCGTTATGGTATCGTTGCAAACCCATTTGCAGAAGGTACTTCAGTTGGAGCAGGTGCACTTACATCTAACGCTAACCGCTACTACAGAAGAGTTAAGGTTCAGAACCTTATGTAATTCATATTACATATCTTTCCAAGAGACCCCAAAAGGGTCTCTTTTTTTGTTTAAAACTATGTTAAGATTTCTAACATTATAGATATGTTAGGAGGTTAAGACAAATGTTACACTTATTAGGTAGAGGACAAGAACCAGAATGGGACGAAGACAAGCATGATATAGATGAGGTCTTTGCTTTCCTGTGTTACCGTGGAATTCACTATGCAAAAACTGTTTATATAGATGTGACAATGGAAGGTCATTCTTGGTTTATAAAAAATCCAAGAAAGGGAGAGTGATCTCCCCTTTTTTTGTCTAAATAGAAATAAAACTAGTCCAATGAAACGTTCACCTAGAGCAATTAAAGAGGCAGCAAAGGCATATGATAAGGTTGTAGATTACTTAGTATCAGAAGATTATGCAAAATCTAAAGAAGATGCTGATCAAATTATTAGTGGAATGAGTGAAGATTGGTATTACATGATTCTACAGAGTTAATGACCGCCAACCCATATTCAAATCAAATACAGAATAGAAATTTCCTATCACCCATAGGATTTAAATTTGCTTTGGGTAAAGCACCCAAGGTTGATTTTTTTTGTACCAATTCTAGAATACCAGAACTATCTTTAGGTTTAGCAAATCAACCAACTTATCTAAAGAACATTGATATACCAGGTGAGAAACTTACATTTGGTGATTTAACCTTAAGGTTTCTTGTAGATGAGAATATGGAAAATTACATGGCTGTTCATAATTGGTTAACAGGACTAGGTTATCCAGAAAGCACTCAGGACTATGCTGATCTAGTAAAACCAGTTACTGCTGAACCTAGAGAAGACTTGAATCAGTTTAGTGACGGTAAGTTGCATATATTAAATAGTAATTTTAGAACTCAGACAATAGTTCATTTTAGAGATTTATTTCCAATATCATTGACATCTTTGGATTTTGATGTTACACTAGATGATATACAGTATTTTACTGCAGAGGTTACATTCAAATATACAATTTATTATATTACAGGCAAGGATGGTAGAACTCGTCTATGAATCTTGAAAAAATTCAGGAGATGTGGCAGAATGATTCTGTTATAGATCCTGATAATCTACATGATGAATCATTAAAAATACCCCAATTACACTCAAAATATTATACAGTTTATAATACTACAGTGCTATTGAGGGAAAGGGCATTGGAATCATATAAAAGAGTTAAGTTAGAAAGATATAACTTCTATACAGGTAAAGCACCTGCAGAGGCATATGTTGCAGAACCCTTTGCATATAAGGTTAGAGAGAAGGATGCTATACAAAGACATCTTGAAGCAGACGAAAAGTTAAGTCAAATTGATATGAAGATTAAGTATTATGACACTATGCTTAAGTTTTTAGAGGAAATAATTAAAGTAGTATCTAATAGAACATTCCAAATTAAGAATGCAATTGAGTGGAATAAGTTCCAAGCAGGATTTAATTGATAAATAGAATTGGGAACAATATCTATTGATGAAAAAACAGGTATCAGAAGGATCTCTTCATAAGTGGTTCAAAGGATCCAAATCCAAAGATGGTAAAGGTGGATGGGTCAACGTAGTTACAGGTGGAACCTGTGCTAGTGATAAGCCTGGCGAAGGAACTCCCAAGTGTGTATCATCTTCTAAAAGAGCAAGCATGAGTAAGTCCGAAAGACTTTCTGCTTCAAGAAGAAAGAAGAAGGCAGATCCTGGTCAACAATCAAAATCTGGTGCTGCAAAACCAACTTACGTATCTACTGATAAAAAGAAAATGAAGGAATCTTACACAAGAGCACTAACACCATTAAGTGAAAAAGCAGTAAAATGTTGGAAGGGATATGAAAAGAAAGGTACGAAAAAAATGTTTGGAAAGACAGTTAATAATTGTGTGAAGAAAGAAGAAGTCGATACTTCTGTGAGTGAAAATTTTTATAAGAAAAAATATGATGTTAAGAAAGGTGGATATGTAAAAACTGATAAGATGGATAAGTCAAATAAAAGATCTGGTGATAGTAAAGCACAGTATAGAGAGGTTCATAAGGATCTTGCTAAGGAAGCATATTCTGCAAATCCTAAACAACAAGCAGCGATTGCTATTTCTAAGAAGGATAGATTAGAAAAGATGCTAGTTGCTAAGAAGAAAAAGAAAGAGAATGTATATTCTGAAGAAATAATTGATGAGAATCAAACTGCAATAGATCTTATCAACAAGGGTCAAAAGGTATTTGATAATCTTACCACTAAAAAAGATGGAACAAAAAATCTTGGAGGGAAGATAATTGACAAGGTGTTTGGTACTTCTGGTGGTAAAAATACAATCAATAAAAAAGAATATCAGGATCAAATACAAAAAAATTCATATGAACCAGAGAGTGAAACTATAGAAGAAGGTGATAAGAAAGGCAAAGGTAGTGGATCTAAAGATGCTTGTTACCATAAGGTAAAGTCAAGATATTCAGTGTGGCCAAGTGCATATGCATCGGGTGCATTAGTTAAGTGTCGTAAAGTTGGTGCTGCTAACTGGGGCAACAGTAGTAAGAAAGAAGATTTTTCAGATTGGAAAGCAGAGTTCATCTGGGAGGATGGGGATTCTGCAAAAAAGATTGAAGAGGCGAGTAGTCCTGCATGGCAGAGAAAAGAAGGTAAGAGTGAATCAGGTGGATTGAATAAGAAAGGTGTTGCATCTTATCGTGCAGCAAATCCTGGTTCAAAACTAAAGACTGCTGTAACTACAAAACCATCAAAATTAAAGAGAGGATCTAAGTCTGCGAAGAGAAGAAAGTCTTTTTGCTCTCGTATGAAGGGTATGAAAAAGAAACTAACCTCTGCTAAGACTGCTAGAGACCCTGATTCAAGGATTAATAAAGCACTTCGTAAGTGGAATTGCTGATATAAATAAAAATACCTGATCTCTATATTCATGTCTAATTTGATAATATCAAAGAAGAATGAAGTGTATCTTCATGTCGATGCAGAACCGCATGTCTACTATGAACTAGCGGATCAGTTTACGTTTGAATTACCAGACGCAAAGTTTATGCCTCAATACAAGAGTAAGTATTGGGATGGGAAGATAAGGTTATTTAATACACAGAATGGACAAATATATGTTGGACTCTTAGATAGAGTAGTACAGTTTTGTAAGGATCACGAATATACATATCAATTTAAAGAAAGCGAGTTCTATGGTCTCCCCTTTGAAGTAAATGACTTCATATCAAAGGAAGGTGTAAAGGACTATATGATGTCTATTTGTAGATATTCCCCCAGAGAGTATCAGATAGAGGGAGTATACGACGCTTTACGACATAATCGAAAACTACTGATATCTCCAACTGCTTCTGGAAAATCGTTGATGATTTATTCGATTGTTCGATATTACGTTGAAAGGAAGCAAAGTACTCTGATAGTCGTTCCGACGACTTCCCTAGTAGAGCAGATGTATAAAGACTTTGCAGATTATGGATGGGACGTTGGTTCATACTGCCACAAAATATATGCAGGAAAAGAAAGAGAGACAGACTCTCAAGTTATCATTACTACTTGGCAATCAATCTACAAACTCCCCAGAAAGTATTTTGAAAGGTTTTCTGTTGTAATTGGGGATGAGGCTCACCAGTTTAAATCAAAGTCATTAGTATCTATAATGAGTAAACTAGCAGATGCTAAGTATCGTTACGGTTTTACAGGAACGTTAAGTGGATCACAAACTCATAAGTGGGTATTGGAGGGTTTATTTGGTCCTTCCTACAAGATTATAAAAACTGATGAATTGATGAAGAAGGGACATGTAGCAACTTTAGATATAAATGTACTACTATTGAAACACCCACCAAATAGATTTGAGACCTTTGAAGATGAAGTTCAGTATATAATCACTCATAATCAAAGAAATAACTTCATAAAGAATCTAGCACTTGATCTAAAAGGAAATACCCTCATACTCTTTGCAAGAGTAGAAGGGCATGGAGAACCTTTATTTAACTTGATAAATAGTAATATTATAGACCAACGCCATGTCTTCTTTGTTCATGGTGGTGTAGCGACAGAAGATAGAGAAAACGTAAGATCAATTACTGAATCACAAAACAATGCTATCATTATTGCCTCTTACGGC